CAGTATCCCAAATCTCCCCACCTGCGCCGGTATTGACAGATCCGCCGGTCGCCTCCTTCATCCCATTGTTGTTAACCAGGAATGTTCCTGTCCCGCCGGTTAGCTGCTGGGTGCAGTCATCGTTGTCGTTGAAATTACTTGACAGCGCAAACTGTACCGGGGTCGTCCCGCTGACCGGGTTATATCCTGCACCCACAGAATAGTACAAGTTAAAGGTCTTATTGGTCCAGAGTCTAGGAACCGTCTCATCGATCCTGAAGCGGACGCGGAAATTCTCCGCCACGTTCTGCGACCAGTTGACGTTTTCGTTGGCTTTCCAGGTAGCGCTGGATTCACTGCCGTTATCGTTGCGCCCGCGAAATCCAACCTGGGTATAACTGGGATTGGTCATCTTGCGCCCTTTTCCTCGTAAACGCCGTATGCCGTGCGGGAAGGGAAATCGGGGTCATTCTCGGCTCGTCGATAAGTGGCGTTCCACAGGTCGTTATTGACCATCTCGCCGACCAGGTAGCGCTTAGGACCTGGAATATACATATATTGCATCATGCCTGGCAGGTCGTAGCCCCGCCAGCGGTTTTCCTCTGGCATCCAGCAGTAGTAGTCTGCGCCGGAGACGATGCGCCGCCCATGATCCGGATCGCGCTCCAGAATAAGAAGCGCCCGATAAAACGGCGCCTGCCAGGGGTCGCCATCGTATGTGCTTCCATCCGCGTAATAGATACGATAGCTCACGAGATTTTTACCCCGCTTTTCCAGTAGGCAAAGTTATCATAGCTGACTTCGATTGACAGGTCGGTCGAAGATACAACCTGGGCTACATCGGAAACGGAAACCGCATCGGATACGGATATACTCAGCTCGCCCTCGACCGGGATGCTTACGGTAGCCGTATCTGTGACTGAGACAGCATCGCTTACGGATATTGCCGGATCGGAAACAATAGCTGCGATTGTCTCTCCAACTGCTACAGCCTCGGATACTGACAGGCTTAGAGCAAGGGGGTCGACCTGGGCCGCGTCAGAGACAGCAACCGCGTCAGAGACAGATACGTTTAGATCACCCTCAACAGGGATACTTACAGTTGCGGAATCTACTACTGATATTGCATCAGCAACCGAAACATCAATAACGAGAGGTTCTATCTGGGCAGCGTCGGCGACGGCTACGCTATCTGTGATATTGAGGTCTGGCAGAATAAGCGGGCCAATGCTGGCAACGTCGGCAACTGCAACCATGTCAGAGACAGCGATCTCAATATTGAGCTCCATTACTACGGTGTCCAGGATAGATACCGTGTCAGATAGGCTCAGATTGGGGATAACCAGCGGGGCAACAGTAGGCGTATCTCCCAGCGTTACGGCTTCGGTTTTGGATACGGTGAGATCTGAAACGCCGCTTGGCACGTAGTCCACCAGCGCCCAGAGCGTCGAAACCCAGGCCGCATCGGCATCGCCGGTAGAGATACGCACCCCGATCTGCATTGCGTCCAGGTCAGACTTCGTCCAGGCTGTGGTGCTCGCCCCAGGCAGGTCGTACAAGACCAGGCGGGAGTTCGCCGCAAATGTCGGTTCGGAGTTAGAGTACCAGGTAGTATTATTTACAAAATGGGTGGCCGATTCCTCGACCGTCCCGCCAGCAGAGGCTTTGATGCGGGTGACAAATAAGGGGTCGGAGCCGGTAGCCGCGGATAGCGTGTGGCGCACGCCCACGGCGACGACGTTGACCGTATCTACATCCGCGGGCGAGGCTTCGCAGTTGTAGTCGTCAATATGTTCCACCGTCCCTGATGACACATAGTCGGTGGCGTCGTTGGGATTAATCTCGTCTGTCTGAGACCAGTTCGCCCCGCTGTCCGTCCCGCCGCGGGCAAAGGCTGCATTGTCGCCCGTCGTGTTGGGGCGTAGCGCGACTACATTACCCGCGCCGGGGTAACTATTTTGAAACGACCCCGAATTATTGTTGATCGCCAGGTCATCGAAATACCACTCGCCCTGCGTCTGCGCCTCGGATTGCAGGTTGCCGCCGATGACGATTGCGTTAGTCCCGGCAGAGAGCGACCGCGTGCTTGAACCGGCGAACTCCGTCCCATTCAGGAGGCAGCGCACGACGCACGCCCCCGCGCCGCCCGAGGCGTTCGTCTGGAACTCGATGCGGTTCTCAAATGACTCCAAGGTCAAAGCGGAGGACGCCGAGCCAATCGCGCCGTCCTCGTCATACAGGCGCAGCACGCCGGTGTTATCCAGCGTCACCCAGATGATAGGGGTTGTAACGTTCGGGCCATCATTCAGAACGACGATCGTATTCTCCGCGCTGGGCAGCGTATCCGGGCGGATATACACCCGCGCAAACCACGGGCCTGTCCCGCCTCCTGCGTATTGGCTGGCTACCCATTTTGGAGTAGCGGAAACCAGCGAATTGATCTGCACGCTGTACCCGCCGCTGCGTTTGATGGTGCTGGAAATCGACGGCCATCCAGACGCGACGCGCGCCGTCCATTCAACGCCCGACGATGTGGTATTAAGCTCAGCGCCGACAATGGCAAGCCTAGCCATGCTCTAACCCCCTGGCGACAATCCGCGCCCGCAGGTCATCCAGTGCGCCCGAAAAGCCTAAATCCTCGCGCAGTTGTCCCACCTCGCGAAATAGTCGGGCGGCTGCAGCCAGCCCCCACAGCGGCACGACCAGCACGCGGCGATCCGCAAGACGCCCAATCTGGAGCTGCAATCCGGCGACGGTGAACATGAGATGGTCGGTGATCACACAGGAGATATCTGCCCCGTAGTCGAAGCCGCGCTTGAGCGTCCAGTTCCAAAAGCGCGGATGTTGTCCTACTTTATCCGCGTTATCATTAGGTGAGTAGAAAACCTTATAGCTGTCTAAGTTATACAGATTGTTGGGCGGATTGATTCCGGTCGGGATAGCCTGGAAGAAAATCGCCTCGTGAGGCACACTCAGACCCGCAATCGTGTAGTAGACGCGGGAAATCCCGACGTCGTCTTGCGTTGTAGGGTCGAACTCCTGACCGGCCAGATTCAGCACATGGCGCTCTACCAATGCCGTAAGAGCGGTAATCTGGTTGCGGTTGGTGGCCGGGTTCTTGTTGTGGATCAGGCCAATGGCGAGGTTCATTCATCCCCCAAAAACATCCTCAGTCCGTATATTTTCTACCACATGAATCCCTAAAGATTCTTCTCTGCCCCAGCGCAAATACACATTTAGCGGCACCAGCCAGCGACCATCAATCAATGGAACGCCGCCCTCAGCGGATAGCGTCAAAACATCATCGACGTTCGGCAATGCCAGGATCGCATCGATTAGCTCTCTAACTTTTGGGTGCATAATATCTCCTATTCTATTTCATCCCACATTGCTATGACTTCTTTTTTCTTGGCTTCCCTGGAAAGCGTACGTTCTGCGATCCCCTTATCAACAAACTCGTCTTTTCCATTATCCCTAAATACAAGGCCCTGTCCCTCATATAGACGAAATTGATAAAACAACCATTCTTTTTCCCCCCTAACACGTATTTTAATTAGTGTTGATTTAGGGATATTATCAATCCTTTCGATTTCTAATTTTAGAAACTCATCATTTATTTCGTTATCATTAATCAATACAGTAGTCATGGAAACAACTCTCCCGTCGTGCTGATGTGGTGACAGAACAGATTAGTATCTACCAGGAACGGATATTTACGGCGCTGGAAGCTGTCCCAGCCGGCCTTCTTGAGATAGCCTCCTTCCATCACTCGTGTACACCAATCCAGATCGCTTGTGCCCATCAGCGAGCGCCAATGCCCAGTTTCGGGATCGTGGAACAGATCCCGCGGGAAGATAAACATCCGCCGAGTCTGCATGCCCTTTACCTGGTAAGGCTCGCAGTCCGGCCACATTGCCTTGAGGATCGAGGTATGGATTAATAGAAATCCGGTCGGGACGCCATCCGCCCAGACCTTCTCGCCCAGCTTGAATTTCTGGTATACGCCATTCCCCCGCCCGCGGAATACCAGCGGCTCGGGCGGCCTGGACTTGGCATAATATAGCCCACTGACTACAGGTATATCCCCGTCCAGCATATATTGGTTCAGGCGGATGAACGCATCCGCCGGGGGCAGGACATCATCCTCATAGAGCAGCAGCCAATCGAAGTTGCCCTCCACGGTATGCTTAACGATCAGGTTTTGAGCGTCTGCAACCAGAAAGCCAAGTGGAACGTATCCGCCCATCCCCTCCATGATGGTAACCATCGACCAGTTGACCGGGATTATCTGGCCGATGCGTGCCTGGTGCCATTCGATGCGAATCGTCCCCAGGGTGGGCGTTCCCACGCACAGCCGCCCAGAGTAGGGATCGGAGCCGGATTTGATTATTGTGGTTTCTACTCGAAGCTCATCGGTCCCCATTCTGTCCTCTCTTTCTCCCATAATTGGGAATCCTCACTATGCCGAATCAACAAAACCTCCATGTTCCACATCGGATCGAACGACACATAGCGGTAATACCACGGGCGCGGTTTGTAAATCTCCCACAGCCGGCTTTGGTGCAGCGGGTCAAAATACGCCCAGGTCGCCTCATTGCAGGGGTTACAGTGTGTCGGGTCCTGAACGAAGCCGGGAGATAGGCCGTAGGGCATTGAGATCATAAACTCCCCGCCAGGCTTGATCACCCGCCAGACTTCATTCATAAAACGGATAAATACACCTCCAGCCGGGCTGATATGCTCCACCAGATGCGAAGCCATTACCCGACTGGCGCACGCGTCGGGTAACGGCCATGGGACTACCTGTAAGTCGTGGACGATATCGACCTCTGGCAGCTCGCGGATATCGATATTGATAAAGCCGCGTTGCGGATGCGCGCCTCCGCCAAGGTCGAGATGGATGCCCGCATTTTGGCTAAGCAATTCCTCGACTTTGAAGCCGTTGGATTTCAGCTCTGAGATATTCGTTTTCAGCTTCAAGCTCCTTTATATATTCGCGGATGGTTAAAACCTCATGGCTGGCTTTAAAGTGGTTGCTGACATGTTTTCCTCGTTTAATCACCTGTAAGTTTTCAATGCGATTATCAGTCTTGACGCCATTCAGATGATGCACTACTTCATCAGTCTCCAAGAAACGCCCAAGATGCTTTTCCATAATAAGCCGATGTTCCTGAATGTAGGGTTTATCAGGAGTTGCATTGGGGTGACCGGGTGTATATAGAAAAACATATCCATTTGCTACCCTTTTCCCTCCACGCCAATTTGCCGCTTTTTTTCCACATCTCCCATTCTGATAGCGCACAGACAGAGATTCTTTTATCGAACGCCGCTCAATTCCATGTCGCTGCATCCAACTTGATACTGCACCAAACGTCGCACCAATTTCTTTGGCAATCTGTTTAGTCGAAAGCATATCAATATGATATTTACGATATAGCCATTCCTTGTTTTGTAAACCCGGATATTTCAGTTTCGCTGGCATAATCACCTCCGCGGAAATTATACCACGAAACATAATATAAAGGTAATCTACGAAAATGTGATATCGTAAGTATAATTAACGTTCTGGTTGGTCGCCCAGCTTGACGACGCGTATGCCGCACCCGCAAAGATCGTGCCGGTATTGGTGTTCGATTGCTGGAACAGGCCGATATTGCTGATATTGACGGTTGCGGTGTTGTGGCTGTCTGCGCTGGCGAACGTCCCGGTGAATCTCACGCCCTTAGAGTTGGAGCTGGTAGCAGCGGTCACCGCATCGCGTGAAGAAGCATTGTGAGTGACCTCGTTCGCCAGGGTGGTATCCCCGGCCGCTGGAGCGCCGCCTGTGCCCAGGGCAGCATAACTGACCTGCTTCGAGCTGGCAATGGCGCCCAGAAGGCGGGACAGGTAATCCCGGAAGCCCTCGTTGACGACCAAGTTTTTCTGCCAGCCCGAATCGCCGACAATGTCATCACTCTCGGTGATGTGCAATCGGAAGAAGCCGCGCACCTTGATATGATCATCGCCCGGCGCATCGTCGTACTGGATCGCGTCACAGGCGTTGCAGCGGTTGGATTTCAGCCGTGCCCCACATGTCTTGCAGTTTTGTCGTACAAGTGTATCTAACATTTCATTTCCCTCCTGAATTTATGGATATCCATTCCAGATATTAGCGAATACTCGCTCAACGTCATCGGCGCTCCTGGCTTCCTCCAGCGCGCCGGCTATTGCCCCAGATAATGATAATGGCAGGTGGCTCGTTTCAAAATCTCGCTCGATCCTGCCGTATTTCTCGATTTGTTTCAGCGACCAGCGATGCCAGGTGCGCATCTCATTCAGCATTTCCTCTTCCTCTCGAAGGCGCCCATTGCCATTCTGCCCTGGCTGGTTCTGGTTTTGACCCTGCTGGAGCTGCGGCGGTATCTGTGGCGGGGCAATGTCCGCCTCTTCCCACTCCTCGACCGGATCAAAGCCCGTCTCAGTGCGCGCCTCGTTGCGGGTAAGCCACGCCTTTTGTGCTACAGCCTTTTGCAATCTCTCGTATTTTGAGTTTTGATCCTCCTGTAGGGCGCGCACCTCGTTCAGATCGCGCTTTACGTAGATATCGGGATCGTCGGTGAAATCCGGCTTCAGTGAGGCGTTGATCTTCGCGTCATCTGCGCGCCACTGGGGGATCAACTTTCCCTCGGTAAACATCTCGCGCGCCTCTTTGAAGTTTGCATAGGTAGCGCGCTCCAGACCCGCACCCAGCCCGGCAACGATAGCCGGTACGCCTATGACCGCCGCTATCCGCTCCTCCGGGACACGGTGCAGAGTGGACATATCCAGGTCCTTAGGTGAAAATCCGAATTGATGAACCTGGGTCTCCCGTGACATCACCGCAATATTGCCCCGCGATTCGCTGCTGAACTTTTGGCGCAACTTGTTCGTAAGCCGATCCGCATCCCCCTCACTGATAGTTACCCCGCCAGCAGGTATAACCACCAATCCGGGCACGGCATAGTTTTTGAGCAGCGCATCGATGAACTGGTTGGCCTCATTATCCGAGCTCATCTCGCGCACCAGGGCTTTCAGGGGCGCCAGCCCCTTGCGCATGTCCTTGTCGTCCAGGCCCAGGCGGAAATGAACGACGTTTTTCACCGGCACCCTGACTGTCTCGCTGGGCGTGATATGGTACTTGTAATAGCTGATCCAGTCCGCGGGCCTGCCGTTGTCGCCCTTTTCCGTTGCTGGCTCCATGACAGAGGGCGAGATGGGCCAGATTTCCACTACGTTGCCGGTCAGCGCGTTTCCAGAGCGCACTTTCAACCAGTAGGCGTTTCCATCGACGTGCTTCGCCCATGCAGTCCAGAACAACAGCTCCTCCATCGTCAGCTCGCCGTCCGGCGTTGGATAGGTCAGCAGATCCTGGAGGGGGTGTTCCTCCAGATGCTCATCGTTTCCATCCGGGTCTTTTTGCATGACCACCAGCGGAGGCTCCGGGTAGGCAGTAGCGACCGCCATGAGACACGCAAATACAGCGGAGTTGATGGTGCGCTTATCATAGCCCGCGCCGGGACCGTGTACCAAAGTCTCAATGCGCTCCCAGTTTACCTCCGCGGTCGCCGGGGTGAATTTAAGTGCTCTCGTTGCCAGTTGTTTGATCAGGCTCATATCTCACCCCCACGTAAACACATATCCCCCCAACGAATATCAACGTCGCCGGCAGTCCCAGCCACAGGAAAACGCCGTATGACAGGAAGCAGAAGCCGGCAAATGCTATTATATCATCTAAGCGGGTCCTAATATATTTCAAGACGACCTCCAATACCGCTCCATGCGATTGTCATTGCCATTACCGTATCGTCGTGCATGCCCTCGGGCGCTCCATACCTCCAGGCTCCAGACGGGGTTCGTTCTCCCTCATAAGCCTGGAGTTCCCCGATCTGTATGGGATCGTTGAGTATCTTGATTTCGCTATGCTCGAAAGCGGCCTGCAAATCCTGAATCGCCGCCTGTTTGGTTGCGTTCGTGGTGGTAAATGGAATTATCGACAAATCCCGACTGACCATTGCCTCGATGACTGGCTGCCCGATAGAGTTAGCCTCGATGATCATTGTCGATAGATTGAACCGCTTATAAATACCCTCCAGGCGATCCTCAAGAACGGAATAATCTATGCGATTGAATCTATCCAGATAAACTTGCCGTCTCTCGCCAACGTCAAAAACAGAAACGGCAGTAAAATCTACCAACGTTGCCACATCAACCCCGGCGATATATTGGTGTCCGGGCTGTGCCTCAGAAAGCTCTTGAGAGCTGGTCGCCTCCATCACGCGCCGGAATACGCCGCCAGCGTCGGGCAAGAATTGTGCAAATATCTCCTGTTGTACTACTCGATCCGGCAAGTCCTCCACCATCTTATCGATTTCGGATTTGGGGATATATGGATTCTCATAGCTGGATAACTGCCAGCAAGCCCAGTCGTCAATTTGAGGATCCAATCCCCGTTGATACATCTGCCAGAATCCGTTCATGCCCTTGGGTGTCCCACCAAAAAAGCCGTCGCCCGCGTAATCAATCAGTGTAGGGCGGATAATGAAATTCCATATCTCCATAAGGTCGCGCACGAAGCCGGCCTCGTTGATGGTAAAGCGTTTATATTTCCTGCCGCGTATCAGGTCTGGATTGTCGAGTGACCAGAAGTCAATCGATCCGCCCGTCGTTAGCTCAAGGCGCATTTCCTGGGCGTTACGACGCTTTATGATTGGCGCAACCAGGTTGTTGATTGCCCGCCAATTCTCCATAAGAGTCTTATAGGTCGGGGCAGCAAATCCCACATCATAGCCCTGTAACGTTGGCTCGATTGTTTTATTCATCTCGTAAACATCTTTACCAAATCGCCGCCCACACGCCATAACGTTGAACCGCTTTAATCCGTTATCAATCTTCGCCTGCCCCGGATGATAGCCCGGAAGCCGCAATCGGATTGTTGACATATTCCACTTCGATTTTCCCGGTACTGGTCACGTCTAAATGATCCTTGAACATAGCATAAATGCGCGCCAACTTTTCAAGCGCACTCTGTGAATCATGTAATTCGATCTCAATCCAGTGTTCCTCTTCTTCGTCGCCATCCCGCTTTTGCCGAATGGTAGTTTTCTGTTTGAGCTTCTTGATTAAGTGCGTAAGCCCTAATTCCTTCGCCTTCTCAAGTGATAAATGAAAACTCATGCTTTCAACATCCATGAAGTCGCCCAGGTCAGCGCGCGCCATGTCGGATAGGCGGCGCAATACTTCGCTTACAGAAACCGCGTTTTCTTCAAGGCGTTGTTTGATTTCTTGCGAAACCTCAACTTTCTTCAACAGCCGAGCGCCTTGACTATAAGCCGTCCTCGCCGAATAGCCGGCGCGTTTAGCCGCCTCCGTTGCATTGAAGCATTGAAGATACTCCTCGATAAAAACCCGCTGCTTGCGTGTCGTCATCTCACCACCATCTCAGGGGCAGAACACCCTGTACCTCTTCCCTCCGCGCCTTGGTTTTTCCCACCTGCGCCCCTCTGCCCCTCCTGAGGTATCCCCCTATGTTTTCATGCGAAATCTGGCACAATAATTGGCGACCATTTGTGTAAGCCTGCCAGGATATTTATCACGCGCACAATTAATAACCCCACAGCCAATAAAAGAATAATTGGGATACCCACACGTCCAACAGCGATAGTAAAGATTCCCATTCCAAATCATTTGCAATCGGCGTAGCCACAGGGGAATTGGAAACCATATTGTTTTATGAATTTTTATTGGATATCGTTTCATGTCTTTACCTGCCCTCCAGCATCCTTACCCGCTCATCCAGGCCCATAATCATCACGCCCTGCATTAGCGTCCTGTTCTCAAGCTCCAGCACTCGCTCCTCCAGGTCATCTGGCGGAGGTGGCGGGTTCTGGTCGCCCAGCCATTCATCAAGCGCCGCCAGGTCGCCAAAGAATACGTTCACGTCGCAACGGTTCGGCACCCCTGGCACGGCTGGCACCCAGGCATGAGAGCCCGCAATGCCGATCTGCCACAGCCGCGTATTGGCCCACGTCCAGCCGCCGGGGATTGTAGGCTGGCTTGCGCTGGTCCAATGCGCAACCCATCCAGCCGCGCCCTCGGGCAAGGGCATATTATTGGTGAGTACCTGCCAGAGGTAGGGGCTGGAATACATTCCACCCAATGGATGCACCATAGTCAGAAAATCAGAAATTCTCACCCGCCGCGTGGTGACGGTGATCCCGTCATTAGCCTCCACATCCAGCCACATGCGGGTGTTGCGGTTGACGGCCTGGTACATCGGATCGATGGCGCTCAGGTAATTATCAGCCTGGGCTATCCCGCTCGCCCCGTCACGGAAAAAGTGATATGCCATCAGGCGCAGGTCGGAAGCGTAAGCCCGCGGCCAGCGCGCCTCGAACTGCGGGTCACGGTACGAACTGCCCTCGCTCGCCTTGAAGATGACGAAGCGGTAGCCCGCATTGTAGACCCGGTCAAAGTCGATCGGGTCCGCATTGTGCCTGGATAGGTCGATGCCGTAAACGACGGGATAGCTGTACCCCTCCACCTTGTCGATGATGAGGTTTGCAGTAAACTCCCAGCGCGCCCAGAAGCTATCGAACGGCGCGGCGAAGTCGGAATACTTGCGTACACGTGGGTCAAATGGCATAGACCTCCTCCTCAAATATGTCTATTGATAATTCTGAGCCCCGAATTTTATATAACAAAGCAACATATTGTTTTTCATCCATCTGTTTTTGTTCTGGCACAAAATCCTTTGCTCTTTTGTTCAATGGTGTTATTTTCCACCACGAAAAATCGTCGGCATATCTAACGGCTATAACTGGAATATCTGCGCGGTTGCCAAGATCAATAAGAGCTCTATAAGATGGGTGTGCAGGATATTGAATATCTGCAAGTTCGTGTTTATATTCAACAAGCGCCACCGCTCTGCCCTGATCATATTCCAACAAAATGAAATCCAAATCAATAGCTGGACAATCCCAGCCCCAGCGCCTGTGTCGTTTACTTATTCGCTCGTCTCTCCAATTTGTTCTTTCTTCTCTAACCTCAGATGACATACTCCGCTAATCTTGCGGCAGTTATATTTAGGGCTT